GGATGTATTATAACGACCTGAAAGACGATCCTCAAATCCGCTGGAAAGAATCCATCCTAAAGATTGTGGAGATGAACGAATGACCGCCGATATGAATACCTGGCTTTGCCTCAACTGCGGAAGATAAGGAGGGAAAGAACTTGTCTAATATTAGAGAATTTATACCATATCTAGATGAAACACCTAGGATAATGCTTAAAGACTTCTTGCGTAGATATTCTAAACCAAAGTATAATGTAAATATTAGAATAGCCGAAAAGATGATTAAACATATAATTCGATATTATAAGTCAAATGACAATGAAAGAATATCTCAAGGTTTAGTATATCCTTTAGAAGAGCATTGGTATAAGTCTTTAGATGAGGGCAGTCCTGACTATGGTGTCTATAATCAAGAATATTATATGACTGACCTATGGGCCTGTTGGACATTATATTCAAGAAAATATATGAGGAGTGTATTCTGTGCTAAAGGTCCATTAGAATATATTGGACAACCAAAAGAAATAGTAGATTTAGGCTGTGGTATTGGATATACAACTGCAGCATTAAAACAGTTATATCCAGACGCAAATGTGTACGGTACAAACCTTACTAAAACATACCAATACGAATTTGGGTCTGAACTAGGTAACGAGGTTGGTTTCAAAATAATAGCCGATGCTAGTGAGACGAATAATAAAATAGACCTAATATTTGCATCAGAATATTTTGAACATATTCAGACCCCAATAGATCATATATTGAGACTCTTAGATGTAAGTAACCCGGATATATTGGTGATAGCTAACTCATTTGGTACACACTCTATCGGACACTTTAACGAATATTACTATAAAGAAAATAAATACTCTGGTAGAGATATTAGTAGATTATTTAATAAGATACTAAAAGAAGCAGACTACCAAAAACTTAGTTTAGGTATCTGGAATAATAAACCTACTATATGGAAAAAAAGAGGGTGATTAAAATATGTCACTTAAACCATCTCAGCAGCTAAAAGTAGAGTATGTTGATATTAATAGCTTAATCCCACATTCGAATAACTATCGGGTCCACACGGAGGATCAGCTAGACCATATTAAGGCAAGTGTCCAAAAGAACGGTATCTATCGGAACATCATTATCGCCAGGGGTAATATCATCCTAGCCGGACATGGTGTAGTCGAGGCCTGCAAACAGTTAGGGATGGAAACCGTCCCCGTCGTTCGAATAGATATCGACCCCAATAGTGTCCAAGCTAAGAAGATACTCATAGGGGACAACGAGATATCTAACCTAGGCCAAGTAGATGACCGCCTTCTATCGGAAATACTCCTAGAGATTAAGGAGATAGACGTCGGAGAACTGCTGGGTACGGGGTTCGACGAGCTCCAGCTGGCAAACCTAATCTACGTCACTAGGCCAGCCTCGGAGATCGCAGATTTTAACGAGGCCAGGGAATGGACAGGGCTCCCGGAATATGACGAAGAGATGGACCCTAGCCTTAGGGACTATCTAATCGAGATTCGGTTTAAGTCCAAAAAGGACCGTGAGAAATTCGTCAAGGAAAAAGATATCGAGATCAAGGTCCGGAAATCCGAACATCGTTGGATAACCGAATGGCCCAAGCTCCAAAAAGACCATAAGAGCTCGATAAAGTTCGAGTGAGGGGTCATCATGTCGGCCAGGATATTACCCCGATACCCCATCTATATAGTGTCCAAAGGCCGCTACGAGAACTGTCTGACGGCAAAGTTCCTGGCCAAGGACGAGGTCCCGTATCATATCGTAGTCGAGCCCCAGGAGGCAGACGAGTATATCAAGAGGTTCGGAGAGGACCGGGTATATACCCTACCCTTCCAAAACCTAGGACAGGGTAGTATCCCGGCCAGAAACTGGATTTGGGAACATGCACTAAAGGCTGGATATAAGCGACATTGGATTCTAGATGATAATATCAGAAATATCTGGCGACGGTTCAGGGGCACCAGAATAAGATGTATCGCAGGACCAGCCCTAGCAGCCACAGAGGATTTTATCGACCGTTATGAAAACATAGCCGTAGGGGGCCTCAACTACACAAAGTTCGTACTGGATAGGGATAGACTTAAACCATTCTACTTAAACGTTCATGTCTATTCGTGCATCCTGATCCTAAACTCCCTACCCTTTCGCTGGCGTGGTAGATATAACGAGGATACGGACCTATGCCTTCAAGTACTAGCTGCAGGGTGGTGTACTGTCCTACTCAACGTATTCAACGCTGATAAAATGGGTACCATGAGTATGAAAGGCGGCAATATGGAGGAGCTTTATATCGGTGACGGTCGCCTGAAGATGGCCCGATCCCTAGAACGGGTCTGGCCCTATGTAGTCGAAACCCGACGCCGATTCAAACGCCCTCAGCATTATATCAGGGACACCTGGCGAAAGTTCGATACACCCCTCATCCGTCGTAAAGATATAGATTGGGATAACCTCCCTCTAATAGATAACTACGGGCTAGAGCTAAAACAAGTTGAACCGGAAATCAAAACGGACCTACTAAAGAGAATCTATAAAGACGAGCAGAAGAGGAAACGGGAACAAAAATAGACCCATCTCCTCCAATAACTATCAGGAGTGGTAATGTGGCTACGATACTTGAACGATGGCCTATCTATGACCTGCAGCAGATTGCAATCTACAAGTCCAAAGGCCGATCCTGGAAAAAGACCCATAAGCGGCTCCTGAAAGTCGCTAAGGAGAAGGGATATCCTACCGTATCCGAGAGGCGGATGAGAGATACCCTATACCTCATCTGCGGAAAGAACCCACAGCCTAAGCAGATTCAGATTCAGCGTCCAAAGAAAAAATCCCCCAATAGGGGGATTGTCGAGTCCAAGAAACGCGACCCTAAACCGAAAGTTGAGTCTGCAATGAAAGAGAAGCTAGACGGACGGAAGCTAAGGGATATCGAGTTTATTGATAAGGAGCGGCTCCAGGTTTACGCTATCGCTAAAGATAAGCTTATCAACCTCTACCAGACGGGCGATGATCCCAAGACTATGCTGGAGGAGTGTAGGAAGATTCTGGCGGATGCCGACGATGCATTGGGTAGAGGTAAACCTCATACTCATGTGGAAGTGAATATAATCGAGATCAGGCAAGAAGCCAGAATAGAGATATTCAAAGAAATAATGCCATTATTAGACGAAGAAAACAAACGGAGGATTGATCGTCATTTTAGCAAGTGATTATACTCTCGCCTCCGCTTGGAAATCAGCAGGGGCTGAATATACCGATTATCGAACGAATCTTGTTCAATATGCAATAGATAAATGTCATATCAGTCCTACAGCGGAACAAAGAAAAATATTTGAAGCCATTACACCAAAGGACCCTTATAATTTCCAGATCAAAGAATTGGATTTGTCAGGTCATAACATTGGCAAAACAACCTGTGTGGGGGTGGCGATTGGATGGTTCTATGAATGTTTCAAACAATCGAGAACAATAACCACGGCCCCGAATTTTAAAAAACAAGTTGAAAAACAGTCCTGGGCAGAAGTCCACAAATGGAATCATCATTTAAAAAGGGCCCCAAACACCAGGATGCTTGATACGGAATTGAAAGATGAATTCGACAGGTCTCATTATGCGGTTGGTGTTCCATCACAGGACGAAAATGAATTCAGAGGGTTCCATGAAAAGACTGCATTAATGATGATATTTGAGGAAGGATCAGGGATAGAGGATCGAATTTATCAGGCATCCGAAGGATCACAACAACACAATTACATTTTTTGGATTATCACAAACCCAGGGGCTCCAAGAGGATACGTGTACGATATAGCAATGGGAAGAAAAAAGGGATGGAATGTGCAATGGTTCAATTCAGAGGAAGCTGAACTTCCGGATAAACGATGGATAGAGCAGATGAAAGATGATTATGGGGTGGACAGTCCAATTTATGCAGTAAGGGTATTGGGAAGGTTTCCAGACATCGGAGAAGATTCAGTACATTCATTATCATCAATAGAGACTGCGACAGGAGAACGTGACGAAAATCGTGTAATTCCGGATTTCTCTGAACCAGATATATTTTTGGTTTGTACCGATGTGGCCGAATGGGGTCGTGACAGAACAGTAATAACAGGAACTGCAATCAAACTTGCCAAAAAGGGCAATATACCACAGTGGGCGGTTATCACTAATTGTCAGTATTATACCAAGCAGGATGTCACCTTTACACAAAATGAGGTTATCAAAAGGACTGAAGAATGGAAAGAGCAGTTTGATAATTCTCCAAAAGTGATAGCGAGTATCGACAGATTGGGAGTTGGTTCTGGAGCATATTCGGGAATCCGCAGATATCTGATCGATAAAAGAATGAAACTAAAAAAGGACCCCGGCTGGAGGATCGTCGATTTCCTTGGTTCACGATCTGCCATGCAATCGGACCAATATGCGAATACAAAAGCAGAAGCTCAGTTCATGTTGCAGGCGTGGTTAAAAGCAGGTGTTTTGTATTTTTCAGATAAAATTGATATGACAATAAGGAACTTTTACAAAGGGGATTTGCTTGTTTTCAAATATGATTATGACGGACAAGGCCGTTATATCGTCATTGATCCAAGGTCTTCGAAGGCTTCCAAGAAATACGATAAAGAGGAAAAGCTGGACGTGCGGAGTCCCGACTTCGGAGATACCCTCGGGCAAACTGCCCATTTGGTCAAATCCCGTAGGGGCTTCCGAAAGCACTCCACATTCAGGGACCTAATAGACTATCAGGACGAGAACGCACAGGAGCTTGAGAAAGTAGGGGGTCCAGCGCCTCGAGGCAGTCGGATAACCGTGGGGGGTTTACTTGGATTCAACTAACCCCACAAAGAAACAGGTTTCCATTGGAGTGAATCACCTCGAGGTCATCGCCAAGATGGTATTGACTGATTGGGAGAAAGAACGAATCAGAGAAAAAAAAAAGAACGTTACATTTGCCGAGATCATGGAGCGATACATCTCCTCCGATCCCAGGCTTTACGATCAAAAAGAAAAAAGGAGATACATCAGAATAGGAGAGTTGTAAAATGAACTTAAATGAAAGACGAGCTGTATTTGTATATGAAGCCGCCAGGTTAGCCGCAATTGCCGCGAAGGCACCAATAATACCTGAAGTATGGAATGACCGAGAGGAGCCTTTTCGAAAGCAGTTTATTGATGTGATCGAAAGGCAATGTGGACCGCAACGATCCAGGTCGCCCGAGGAACTTCACGGGAGTTGGATGCAAGCTTATCTGGATATGGGATGGGTGTATGGACCCAAACGTGACACCGAAAAAAAGACTCATCCTGACCTAGTCCCATATGCAGACCTCAACCCAATCGAACGCGATATAGATGCGGTCTTTGTTGCCCTATGTGAAATCGCACGACAATGGATATATGATTCGGAGGAAAAAGAATGCGAGGACATCCCCGAAAAGTCCACCTAAAAAAACATCGGATGATCCCATATTGTGGCAGATCGGTAAGCAATCAAGAGATTGCCGCAGGACGATTAGTGAAAGACATTTCTAAGGTCACCTGTCAACATTGTTTATCCCGCTGGAGGGGACGAAAATGACAGCCAATCCACATAACCCAATTGTTAAAGGAAGATACAAAACATGTAAAAACTGTGAATATTCACGCATCTATGAGGAACGTAAACATAATCTTACGAAACTCATTTGGTGCATGAATGATGAATCAGACCATCGAGGACATATACTTGCTGAATGGCATATTGCCTGTGAACGGTTCCGAGAACGAGAAATAGTTGAACCAATGAGGTGATTAGACGACAATTAAAAACGATTTCTGTGTAAAGTTTTCAAGACCAGACTTGTGTTATTTTTATTATAATGATGGAGAAAAGGCTTGTAAAAAAAATTGTCGTCAAAAAAAAAAAAAGGACGGTGTTCGAAGGGCATCGAACTATGTGATAAGCGTACCGGACTTCACAATTAGAGCAACAGAGACTTTCAGAGGAATTGATATAATGACAAATGCTGGACAAGTGTTTATACAAGAAAAGGATTTAATAGACTTTAGAGATAGAATCACAGAAGCAATATCATACCTCGAAGTTTGTCCTGGTTGTGGATATACAAGAGAACATTGTGACGCTATTAAAGAAAAAAATGGAAAGGTCGCCTGTTGCCCTGACTGCAATCATGGTCCGATTTAAACCTGGCTTTAAATTCCCTATAAATAGTTATCCGGGACCTACAAACCTCAACGACCCGTTAAATATTCAATCTTCACATATTGAATGGTATGGGCTGGCCCCGCCTAGCGTTCTGGAAAAAGTCTATTAACGCCACTCCAAAGAGCCGGGGCCCACCTCATAGATTAGGGTTCTTGGACCTGGCGTTTGCTAGGAAATCCAGCCCCCCGCCGACCGAACAAAAGGTCGTTATCCCTAAGTTCGCCCTATCGTTTCAGGGCGGTATTATTCATCCCAATATTCACCGCTCGTCTATGTTCTCTTTCCAGAATATGGCTAAGACCGCCGAGGAGTGTCTAGTTTGGCGGTCTGTTCTCCAGGCTCTTCTAGACACCCTTAAGATCAACCCTATCGAAATCGTTAAGGCTGAAAAGGCCGACGAGATCGATCCCATCGAGGAAACCTTCCTGCGGGATTTTATCATCAAAGCGAATAGGTTCGACCAGACCCTAGACGATGTTGAGATGGAATGGCAGCAGGACTGTCATGAGGTAAATAACGGGTGGGTCTGGGTTATCAAGCGATATGTCTATCCTTCCGGAATTACACACGGTCAAAAGCCTATCGGCGGGATCGTTTCGGAGATATTCCGAGGGGACCCGGCACTATTCAGGTGGTCTTATAAAGAGGACCTTAACCCGATGTGGGTTCGATGTCCTATGCACATCGAAAACATTGACACCTGGAGAGAAGGGGCGGTCCAGTTATGCCCCGATTGCGGTTCGTTGATGTTGCCGGTTAAGGCCGTTTCTACTAAGACCGAAAACGGATCGGATGTGGAGAACTATTTCATCGACGGCGAGGTATATCATCTAGGCAGATGGCACTCTGGCCGGGGCGGTCTATTCTATTACACGTATCCGCTAGTATCTTTCGTCTGGGAGCTACTTACCTGGATGGAAATCCGGAATCATAAGGCCGGGGCTCTAATGGATAAGAAGGCCCCGGACGGCATCCTAGCAATCTTCGGGTCTAACCCGGACGAGATCGTGGACTGGCATGAGGAATCTATGCGCCGGATGGCCGATAAAGATTATCGAGATATCCCATTACTCACAGGCCGGAGCGACGGGAAAGGATCAGGCGTCCAGTTCATCAACCTGCTCGGAGAAATCCTGAAAGATTTCCCGGAGATGTCCAAAGAGATACGGAATAGTATCTGCGGATTCTACGGAGTTTCCCCGGCGTTTATCTCCGATATAAAAGACCTGGGCGGACTCCACTCAGACGAGAAACAAATCCCGATAACCCAGATGAAGGGCGAGGGGTCCTTGAACCTTTCAAACCGTAGGCTATTCCCCTGGCTAGTCAAACAGATGGGGCTTAAGACTGTCATGCTGGAGAAACCCTCAGTCTGGCAGGAAGGCGAGAACCAAAAGACCGAGACAAAGAGCCTCCAGGCCGACCTAGCGAAGAAACACTTGGATATGGGCGGCCAGGTAGAGTTCGACGGCGAGGAGTATATCCTCCACGAAGGCCCGTTAAGGAACGTCCCTGGACCGATGGGCCCGATGGGGTACGGTCAGGTAGAGCCGAATGTTACTACATTCAGTAGCCAGGACTTAGCAGCCTCAACCCTCACAGTCCCCTCGGAATCAGCACTAGAGATTGCACCTCCGTCCCCGATCAAAGAGGACTTGGAGAAGTTCATGAAGGCCAGGAAAAAGAAAGACTCGGCTGTCCCAAGAAAGGTAGGCCAGATCAGACGAGATATCGCCTACGAGGAGGACAAATACATCCAGGGTTTGACGGACATCTATCTCAAGCACGTCCAAGCCTTCGAGTGGAGAGAGGACCGAAAGCCCACAAAGAGCGAGATGAGCTCGATATTCAAAGATATGCTCAAAGATATCCAGGCGGAATGGAAAAACCTCACCGACTCCGAAATGGCCAAGATATTTAAGCTCTACACCGAACTGGCCTATGCGGAGGAGAAGCTACCATTAGGCCCCTGGAAGGCATCCGATGAGGCCGCAATGAACGAGTACCTGAATGATCAGACAGGCGTCAAATCGTTCCTCAAGAACTATCCCGAAATGGCACAGAACCAGATCATGAATGTTGTAGGGGACCACCTAGGCCGGGATATATTCGATCGGACGGAGTTCGTTAAAGACCTCCGCGATGTCGCAACCGGAGCGACCGAGGCTAGAATCCAGACCATGGCGAACACCGAGTTCAGCCATGCCGTGGACCTGGCCCGTAAACACGCCTGGGAAGATATCCAGACGTCCACAAAGGAAACGGTATTTGTGGAGTGGTACGGGCCCCTGGAATGTCCAGTCTGTAAGTCCATAGCCAGGAGCATCAAATCCATCGGGGGCTGTATTGAGCTAGATAAACTGGATGACCTGGTAAGGCGATACGCGAAAGACAGTCGGGGATGGCGACCCCACCCCAACTGCAAATGTAGTATTACGAGGTGTTTCTCATCGGACTAAGCGGCGGTATGCGGATCACTAGCCGAGAGCTATTCGACTATGTGGATATAGAGGCCGATCCCGATAAGTCCGAGATGATTAAGGCCGGTAAACTCGCACTCAGGGATTCCGGGGACGAGCTTCTGGCCCAGAGCGCAAAGAACCTCAATCAGGCCAAGAAGGTATTCCAGGGGACTCTCATTAAATCCGGGGTGGTCACAGAATCCGAACAGGGTCCCAAATATACAGTCGAGGTAGCATACCGGGCCTCACACGCCGCCCCGGTGGAGGACGGGTCCAGGCCACATATGCCGCCAGTTAGCAAACTAAAACCGTGGGCCAGGAAGCGGCTCGGTGACGAAAAACTAGCCTGGCCTGTCGCAATGAAGATCAAAGAAAAGGGCACCAAGCCAACCGGATTCTTCCGGCGAGCTTGGGTTGGGATCGGAACCTTTTTCGTTCGCAGGTTCCGGCATCATTCTAGGAGGGCAGGCTGATGGATCAATACGAGCAGGTGATGAACCAGGTCGAAAAACTCCGATATACGCCAGCGGACGTTAGGAGTCTATTCGAGGAGCTAGGGTTTCAGGTGCCGCTGGATCCAGATGATAAACGCCTAAAACTCAAGAACCATAAGGGCCAGCCAGTACACCCGAAAGATGTCTGGTATAACGACCGGATTATCATCGCAATCGCCAACTCGCCAGCCGTCGATACATTCAACGAGTCCATTAGGCCCGAGGCATTGAGAGAGGCCCTGACCCATTTCATTACTCCACTTGATGAGGGAGGTGCTGGCGGTGAGTTATCCTGGGCGCATGGTCAATGGTTCCCCGCTGGGAAGGTGCTCGGAGTATCCGATATATTATCCAAGCATGGGCTGTACCCTGTCGCCATCGGATTTCGGTCCGACTCCCCTATGTCTGATGAGGTCTGGACAGAGGTGGAAAAGCTCGGTTTTGATATGGGATTCTCTATTGGGATGGACCCTTTTAGCGTGGAGCGGGAATATACCGGATACCTCGCCAACGTTACTCGGATGATGATCGACGAGTTAGCAACTACCCCGATCCCGGCTAACGATGCCTCTAGGGTGTACGGTTGGCCAAGTACTAGGAAAGGGATCGAGGATTTTATTCACACACTCACAGAATCACTCATCGAGAAGGGCTATTCCGACGACTTAGCCTGTAGGCTAGCGATGGAATCCCGGATGGTGATTGGTGACCAGGCCCATCGTATGAACCTGGCAACCAAAGGCGGGATCATTCGGGGTATGTCGCTTAAAGGAGCTACCCTCTACAAAAAGGACGACAACCTCATTCACGAACTCATAGTAACAGGGCTGAAAGACCAGATGCCGGGGCTAGAATTACACCTGGCGAAACTGCGAAACTCGGGAATGTCCGAGAACTCGGCCCTCCAGACAGTATATCAAGACTTGGAGGCATTGATTTTGGCAGACAACCCAAAAAAGGAAACAGGGCCCAAGACGGACAAATCCATGGAGGAACAGGAAATCCTCCAGTCACCCGAGGTAGAGAACAGGGTGGCCGCCTTGGAGGAGCAGATGGCCCAGATAGCTGAGAAGGTTCAGGCAATCTTCGAGACCGTCATGGGCCAGGAGATACCCGGTGCAGGTGCGCCCCCGGAAGAGATGGCTGGCAAAGAGGCCAAATCAGCCAAGACAGCCAAGACCGCCGCCCCCCCGAAAAAGGCGGCTGAGCCCCCGGCCCCCGCAGACCCACCGGAACAGGATACAGTCCAGGACGAGGCCCAGGGCCAGGAAGAGGAGCCGGATAAGGTGGAGGGCGACCAGAAACCCTGCGGAACCAAGAAACCTCCACGGAGGGAGGACTTGGAGGCCATGTCCAAGGAGGAGATCATCCAGTACCTCGCAGAGGCCCAGGGCGGGCAGGTAAAGGAGGCGGAGGACCCCCGCAAGCCCAAGAGCCTGAGCGAGGCCGGGATATCGAGCCGGACGGAGGATGGGGCGGAACCCACCAGGGAGGAAGTCTCCCAGGCGATAGACGAGGTGGGATTGGAAGCCGTTTTGGAGGAGGCGGACAAGTCCAAAAAGATGTAGGACGGCCATCTCGGACTTGACAGGAAAATGAACATTCGATTTGAAACAGAGGGATCAAAATGGTTTTCAAACCCATACCGAAAAAGCTGAGACTGAGCGACATGATGGAGCTGATGGACCAGGGTATCTCGCCCTTCCAGCAGCTGAACAAAGGCCTCCAGAGGAGAGTCGTCGGAGGCGACTTCCAGCCGTGGAAGAAAGCGTTCGAGGGCTACGATATGTCCTCGTCCGGGTTCTTTCACCCCGTGTACAGCAAGGCGCTGAACGTCTGGCTGGAAAAGAAGATGAACACGGTCAAGGCCCTAGCGAAGGAGACATTCCAGGCCGAGGGGAACAGTATTAAAGCCCTCAAAGCCAGGGGTAACTCCGGGGCCGGGTCCTATTCCCACCTAGCGGACGAGACGGATACCTTCGGGGATGCCTACGAGTCCTCGATATTCAACATCGAGAGCCTTCCGCTATCCTTCCCGCACGTGCCGGTTGAGGAGACTCTGGGCCATGCGGTAGAAGATGACATCCGGGACGAGGCGCACAAGGCCATGACCTGGGCGGAGAAATCCGCCGATGCCATGGACGAGTTCTGGGAGGGCCTGAACGCTGAGCTCCATAGCGACGGAGACACGGCGTTCGTGGCCGGGACGGTGGAGTCCCTGGACCGGATAATCACCGACTCCGTGGAGGCAGACGGGTCCGTATTCTGGTCAGCCACGGGCGATTCCCACAGGTGGGGCAAGTCCACAACCGGGGCGGACGAGGACGGGGCTCTGGAGGCGCAGCTGGACCTTCCCGATACGGCGGTACTCAGGGAGTTCGACCCATCCATGCTGGACGACATTATCGCGGACGCCAAGAGGTACTCGAAGAAAAAGAACTATATGCTCGTCACCAACGCCGCATCCATCAACGAGCTGGCCAAGTACTACGGCGGCAAGGAGTTCTACGGGTCCAACGTGGTCAGCGTGACCTACACGGTGAACGAGGGGATCAAGACCAGGCAGGGCGACGACGTCGGGTTCGACGTGGCCTCCTATTCCGGGTCCGGTGTCTCCAAGATTCCCATCATCGAGGATGAGGGAGTCCATGCCGAGACAGGCGGGATCGGGAACTGGTACCTGATCGACCGGGACGAGGTGAAGCTTCGGATCGCCATGGCCCCTGCATGGTACGAGACCAACCTGGGTGAGCACATGCTGTTCCAGAGGTTGGCCCGCAGGTTCGCCGTCGCCCTAGGATGCGTTCAGCTGACCTGTAAGAACTTCCGGGCGAACGGTGCCGTGAAGTACCTGGCGAAGAGCTAATCGGATAAATCGGACAACATCACTCCTTTGGTAGGGGAAACATTGGGGGCGGGGAAACCCGCCCCCTTCACCCTTTTTTAAGGAGGCTACACACATGGTAGAAAAATATGCACTCGCAACCTATCTGGGCCCAGGGAAATGGACATTTATGTTCGACCTGAAATTCCGGCGTGGATTCAGGGCTCCCTGGAAGCTGACTGAGGAACAAGGGAAAAAGCTGGAAGAAGTCACAATGGTTGGCCCGAACGGTGGCAAGATCCACCTGTTCGAAGTCGAGTGGCACTCCGGGAAAGAAATACAGGCAGTGGTGGAGGCGGACGGGGTTCTGAACTTCCTAAATATCAAGGAACACTCAATCCTAGCTAAGCTCTGCGAGGAAAGAGGGATATCCGTCAAGGCTACGGACTCTGTCAGATACCTCCGTGGTGCGCTGAAGGAGTTTGCTAAGTCCCGGCCTGATTCCGAAGTCGAACAGCTGAAATCCGATTTAGAAGGATTACAGCATCCGTCCAGGCTTAAAAAGCTCAAGGACAAGGCTAAGAATGTCATCAAAGGTGCCAAGTCCAGGAAACCCAAGGTATCAAAAAAGGCTAAGAAATAGGAACATTAGAAACAAAATCACTATCGAAACTATGGAGGGTAAAAAGATATGATCGGAATTGTGCTGGCAATCGTGACAGTAATGCTCTTCGGGGCAATATTCGGGACTGTGCAGAGGGCTCTCGGGTGGAAGATCAGGCGAGGTAAGATGAGGGCCCCAATGACCACAAAGGTATTCGTGGACCCGGACGGGGCCCAAAAAGACCTCTGGGAATTTCTGCGAGACAAAATCTCGGGTGATATCCATATACCGCTGACTTCTCTATTGGAAACAGACGGTACTAATATCGTAGCAGCTTTAGGGGTGGCGACAACCCCTAAGCTAGATATGTCAAATGGCGATACGGACTCGCACCTGGAAGTATTATGGGCTGCATCGAATAGCGACGCGATCCTATTCCAGACACCCATCTGGTCATTGGATACCGATAAGCCGATACAGATCCAGTTCCAGGCAATCATGGCTGGCGACACCGACACGCCCACCATCGCGGCAGATACCTACTTCGACCGTGGAGATACCAAGGTTGAGGATACCTCCGACGCCCTCGGAGATGAAGCGGCAACACAGACTATCACCATCGCCCCCGCAGACATCCCAACCGGGGCCAGGATGATGACCTGCGAGTTGACACCAGGGGCCCACACAACCGACACCATCACCATCTGGGACATCCGTGTAAATAACTATCACGGGTGAGCAAGACGATACGACCTCGGAGGGGAGGTTTCAGGCCCCCCCGGTCACCTCCCCTCCACCCCTAATAAACAGGAGACACGCAAACCATGACCGAAGTAGTAAAATATTACGACGACCACTTCCACGCCTATAACCACGGGATAGACATCGGGACCTCCTACGAGGAGGTTATCGCCCCAAAACGAATCTCACATTACGAGGAGGGCTCATTCTCGCAGAGAAACGAGTCGGCGTCCTACAAGACCACTCTAATGATCCTGCTCTCGGACCTGGATGCACCAGGTGCCTATGATACGACACCCGGGGACTGGGGCCCGCTAATCGATGGTGTTGGAAACTCTGAATTTGAACTGGCGGCCGGAGATACGAAAGGGCTTGCCAGGAGGATCAGAATCCGTGGAAAATGGATGATGGTAGTCGCCAAATCCGAGAACGCCGATTTCGGGGAAGAGTTCTCCATCGACCTCAGAATGTATCAGAAGCGGCCACGGTAATGGGGGTCCACCGGATGATCCCAATCGTCCTGATCCTCCTAATCCTGGCTCTATTGAGCCCCCACTATCGAAGCCATCGGGCCAGGATGGAGGCAATTAAGGAGATGCATAGACAATCCCAGGAGGACCTCGAAGCCAAGTACAGAAGGATGGTCCCATTCGGGAACGTCCAGGTGGATAAGTCAACCGGGAAGATACGTATCAGGCCCACCAGGGCGACCAGGATCGCTTACGGACACCGAAAGGTGAAGCGTTGGGTCAAGGCCCATCCCCTCCAAATAACCGGGGCCGTGGCCGTTGGGATCATCATTTTCTATTTTACAGGACTGCCCCTTTTCCCACTCGCCGGAGTAACAAGATATTGGGTTGGTGGGAATGGGAACATATCAGACAATACGAACCATTGGTCAGACTCATCCGGAGGATCGCCTGGGGCCTCCAAACCAGGCACAGGTGACACAGTACATTTTGACACTAATTCAGGTGACCCGACTGTCACTATGGATGAGGACCCTGGTAATTACAACACTATGTACTGTTTTGATGATGTGACATTCCAAGATGATGGAAATGACAGATTGATAAGGGTTTTTACATACTTTAGTTTGGCAAATACAAAAACCATGACAGTTAATGGAAAGGTAACGTTCAATGTATATTCAACGGCCCTCACAAATGCCCTAAATTCTGGGACCATTACAGGAACAGGTACGCTCATGTGGGAGGTGGTATCGACCAGTCAAACATTATCAAGCAGTTGGGGAACGATTACTATAGATGATGTTGAAATCGTTGCAACGAGTATTACTTCAACACCAACAATATTAACCATAAATCATAACCAGACCATAACATCAAATCTCGATGTCAGGAACGAGAACGGGACCGGGAAGGATTTGGATATAAAAATAGGGGCGGCAAGGACCTTTACTGTGAATGGAGACATAACCAATTCTTATACGACAGACCTGGGCACAAAAATAACTTGGACGGATGGCGGGTCTGGAGCTACATTGGTATGTTCAGGGGATGCCACATTTACAAATGGGGATGCATCTGTTCAGATGAGCGCATCATACCTAATCGTTAAAATG